GCCTCCAGCTGCTCATCGGTGAGCTGTGACTGCAGGTAATTCCATGCCGCGAGCTGATGGCTAAGGCCTTCGGTGTGCTCTGCGGCGCTAGTGAGCTGGATTGCTGTCATTGGTCACTGGTTCCTTGGGGAAGATCTGAACATTGTCGACTTGGAAAGGCAACTCCTTCCATACATCACAGCCCATGGCCACCTCCCAGGCCATCTCCTCGGTCTGGGCCATGACAATGGTCTGAAATGACCCCTTGGCGATGGTGCCATTGGGTCCAACGAAGGCACCAGGCAGTCGAATCACCCAAGCCCTAAGCCGATTGGGTGGTTCGCCGTGGGATCCAGTTCCCTCCTCCATTGGCTTTCGGTAGGTCAGTAAGAGCAAAGCCAAGAAACCGCGCATCAAGGGCCCCATCAAGGTTCCCCATGAAGGCCTCCAGCTCCAAATCCCAGAGTTCGGCCTTCCGTTCGGCGATGGCACGGTCTTTGTCGATTGCAAGGGACTCATTCCAATACTGAATGGCCCCCGCCAAGGCGTCCAGGCGGTCGTCATGTTGAAGGCAGTTCTTCTCGACGGTGATGTGCGTCAGCTGGTGGAACAGCTGGTAGCCCAGTTTGATCTCGGCTGCGTCCTCATCCCGGCCGCGGCTGTCGCCTTCCACCACAGAGCGGTTGACGATCAGCCGGTGCTGGTTCAGGACGGGCTCCAAGGCCGAGATGATACGCCGTTCCTTCTGGATGTTCGACCGCACCGGCTCAATAGTGCAGGGGTGATGGACCTGTAGGTGTGGTTTGAGCAGAGACTCGAGCATCCCTTGGCCGAACTGGTCCTCAAGCAAGATCAGGTTGACGCTGTGGCGTTTGGCAGCCTTGGCCAAGCCTTCCAGGACGACGTCGGTGTAGCCCTCTCGGTAGGCGCCGACCTCCAGGACGAACAGGTTGCCGTTGAGGTGGGCAACGATGGCGTAGGCAGTCTCGTCAGCACCGCGACCAGAGGGGTCGATGAACATGACGCAGCCCTGAAAAGGCAGCCATTCACCGTGGATGTAGGCCGGGCGGTGGTAATAGTCCCCGCTGAAACCGACAGCGGGCAGGTCGGTGATGCGGAACTCCGCGCCAGAGGACCACACCAGCTTCTCTGGGGCGTGATCACTGACCTCCATGACCATGAGGTCCGAAAGGCGCAGCGGGAACCGCTCCAGGTCGGACAACGACGTGTCCAGCTGGAACTGCAACGCGAAGGCTGACCGGCCGTAGCTGACTTCCCGCTCGAGGAGATCCATTTCCGAGAAGCGACCCGGGTCGACTGGCTTGCCTTTGAGCTCGAGGCAACCTTCCAAGACGACAGGTGCCAGCAGCTCGCCGTACTTCTCAGGCTTCTCTGGGTAGCGAGCAGGCCAGATTCGGGCCGTAAAGCCCTTATGCAGCAGCTTGTTGTAGATCGATTCCTCGGTCTGGGGGGTGCCCAGGTACAGCACCTGCCCGCCTGGCTTGAGGATGGCGTTGTATTCGCCGACAGCTGACAGCAGCTTCTCCCGCATGCCGACGGACCACGACGTCGTCGGTGTCTCGATGTCGTCAGGGATGATCAGGTCGGCACGGGAACCAGTGATCTGGCCGAAGATGCCCACCGACTTGACCGAGGGGCTTTTGTCTGGCCTGGCTGGCCCCACGTCAAAGGAGTGAACCGCCGACCGCTGCTCCTCGCGCTTGGGTTCCAAGCACTTGAGGATCGCCATGTCCCGGATCAGCTGGAGACAGAAGGTCGTGAAGTTCTTGGCCTCTGCACCCGATGCAGAGTTGACCATGATCTTCAGCTGTGGATCCAAGCGCAGCTTCCACAGCACAAAGGCCGCGGCCATCCACGACTTACCAACGCCCCGATAGCCCTCGATGATGCGTCGCTTGGGGCCATGCTGCATGTACTCAGCAATGTCCAACTGGATGGGCGTCGGATCAGGCAGGCCCAGGTGCTTCCAGACGACACAGAGCCAGTAGCGGAAATCAGAGCAGTAGGGCTCTGGAAGGTCCTGCCATGCCGAGGCCTTGTAGACCATCAGGCCGACTTACGACGCGGCATGTGGATCACCTTGTCCAGATCCTCAACAGCTGCCACCAACTCCCCAAACGGTGTGCCTTCAACCGGTTGAGCACTGATCTGGTTGTCCTTGAGGAACTGACGAAGGATGTTCAGTTCACCGGTGGTGATGGTGCCGTCTTGCATCTTCTGCTGCAACAACAACGCCAGGCCCATGTGCAGGTCGGCCAGCTGTTCGTTGATGTCGTGAGCAGTCATGGGACGACGTCTCCGTCTTTCAATTCTGAGGGGCCTCGGCAAGAAGGCCCCCAGGTCAGTACCCACCACAGGCACCTACCCAACAACTGTTTCGGCGCAGCGTTGGACGACGTCAGTGTAGGGCCTGCTGTCACTCAAGGGATTCCTTGAACACCTGCCACATCCGTCCCTTGACCTGCTCGGATCCCACAGACGCCACGGCAGGGTTCAGAAGGTAGAAGAACGTCCCGTCGTGGGGATCCTTCCCCTTGGTCAGCAGAAGGGCCTTCCTGAGCCTCGTAAGGCTGCTGACGACGTGTGGCACCTGCATCCGCAACCGCTCGGCCAGCTTCTCCGTCGTGACCGTGATCTTCCCTGTCCGCCAGCTGGCATAGGCCATCAGCGCCCACAGGACAGCCATGTCCCGTAGCTCCAGCCGGCGCTCGGCCACCAGGTCAAGGCATCGATCCATCTCGAGCAGGTGGGTCTTCACAAACTTGGCCTCGTCGTCCCATTTAGACTTCAAAAGTCAGCTCCTGACTGACGCCCCTGCCTTGCCCTCCCCACTCGGCCATGCCCGACCCAGTGGGGAGAAGGGGTTTTACATGGCCGAGTGTAATCGCATTGCTGCTCTGGGGTAGGTCCCTCCCCTTCCCGACAGGCCCGTTCGAGAACTCTCTCTTTATCTCCAATAGGACGACCCAGTCCCATAGGGCAGCTCGGCTGCCCGGTACAGGTTCACCGCGTAGCCAGGAGCAAGACCGGCCACAGGCCGGGCGCCGCTCCACCTACCAACGAACCCAGTTCCCCAGGACCCCTGTGGATAACAGCCAACAGCCATAAGACGGCTGCCGCCGGTCGTCTAACAGCCAACAGCCAGCAGCCAGTTGTCCCCTCTCACACCCCGTCACGGGGCTCAAGAGGGTTCACCTAAGTCCACCCCCGTCCCACCCGTCTCGACTGCGTCGTACTTGGCTCAGCTCGGGCGTAACTCAGTAGGTGCACTTGGATCAACTTTTTTGATCCGAAAATCTCAGGGGCTTCACACTGGTCGCCTTTTTGGTTCGGAAAATGTCAGGGGCTTTGACCCAGGTCAACTTTTCTGATCCGAAAATCTCAGGGGCTTACGCCTATGGCGTTGGCGGCGGCTACCCCCCTGGGGGGTGCCTGCCGGTCCCCTGCAGAGGCCCTGGGGGGGGTGTCTGTCCACTGGACAGAGCGTGCCCCCACTGGACACCAGTCATGGCAAGGGGTTTGGCCGCTTGCGTATCTGCAGTGATGACAGGTACGCAGGGTGGCCACGGCCTCGAGCTAGTGAGCACCGGCCCGAGGGGGCAGGGGGTGCCCATGGCCAGCCCGAGGGGGCAGGGGGTGCCCTGCCGGTCCGGGGTGCTCCGTCTGTTGATTGCCCCGCCCTAGGCAATCGCCATCAACAGAGCGAGACAGGGGGAGGGACAGGGGCGAACGAAACGGCCCGGTGCCCCGTGGCACTGTTAAGTGATATTTCAATGGGTCACTGCGGGGGGAGAGAGGGGTGCATGCCCCCACCCATAGGGGCAACAATGGGGAGGCCTCCGGCAACAGGGCCGGAGGAGTACCCACCACGGAGAGAGCAGATGGAGACGACGGAGCGGAGCACCAAGGCTGAGATCATCACCGCCTCACTCGAGGTGATCGATGATCAGGCCGCGCGCATCGCTGAGATGCAGGAGAGGCAGGCTGCCCTCTGGTGCCTAGTGGCACTGCTGACGGCTGCCCTATTGGTGCGCTGAGATCAGCACCGGGCC